GTGAACCTTCGCTGGTATTCTATGTGATTGTGTTAACGGCATCATCAAACCTTTTTGTGCTATAAAAGAATCTACATCTGCACCTGCCCATCTAAATATTGCTTGGTCATCATCACCTGCAATAAAAGAATCTGTTGTTTTATTCCAAATACTTTTAGCCATATCCCACTGCATAAGAGATAGGTCCTGTGCCTCATCTATAAATACAACGTCAAAGTTTGGTGATTTATCTGATTTTATAAAACGTAAAATCATATCGTTAAAGTCTATTAGATTGTATTCTTTTTTGTATCTTTCAATCTCGTTTGCAATGATACGTAGTTTATCTCTTTCTAAATCTTGATTATGTTCTGCTAAATCAAACTGTTGTTCAGCTGTTATGTTTCTAAGTTTTGCTAAATTAATAATACGTAAATATTCACTATCAGATGTGAAGATACCGCCGTGATCGTCTTCAAATTTTGCGTAGTTTACAGGAAAGCCTAGTTTCTTGCCAAGATCTACATAGTGTCTACGTTGCATAACATCTTCTTTTTTTATACCCAACTTTCTAAATGCTAGAGAGTGTAAAGTTCTAAAATATGGTAGGTCATCTTCTGTAAGATTAAATTTTTTTATAGCTCTGTCTCTTGCTTCGTATGCAGCTTTTTGTGTAAAAGCAAAGTATCCAACTTTATCAGGATCTGTTTGTTTTAGATAATCATCTACTTTGTTTAACAAAGTTGTAGTTTTACCTGTGCCTGGTGGTCCTAATACAATTGTTTTCATTAGTATGGTTCATCTTCTTTTAATTGTTTTTGCTTGTACTCATCTTGTTTTTTGTCAAACTCTTTTACTGTGAATACAGATATTTTTTCTTTACCTAGTCTCTTATCTTCACAACCACATTTTTCTTTTAACATCTGTCCTGTTCTTTGATAACCCACATCCCACCTACGTCTAATTAAGAACTGATGATAGAATCTATCAAATACAAAATGATGATAGCCATCTGATGTCCACACACCACCTTTTTTTAAATCACTTTTATCTGTAGATACTTGTCTGTTTAAACAAAACTCCTCTAAATGATTTTGTAATTGATCTTCTGTACGCATGCCTTGTGCTGGTTCTGTCACCTCTGCATTGTTTAATAATACGTTAGTTATAGCAACCCAATCTTTTTCTTTTAATGTTGGTGGTCTGTTTCTTAATTGTTTCATGCATGCCTCTTGAAATAAACTTTGTTGTCGTAAGTATTTTACATTCTCTAAGTATAATCTTTCTCCATCTACGTTTAGGTAGTAGTAAGGGTCCTCCAGGTCTATCACCTGGAGGTCGGTTAGCCCAGGAAATAGTATCTCCTGGCCGATACCATATTTTCTAGTTCGACATAAAGTTTTATCACAAACGTTACACATTGGAGTATCTTTGCATTTATAACCCCAATCTTTTTTATCATGTTGATTAATTACTATTTGTACTTCTGAATCTGCCATAGATTTTTCCATAGCAGTTGCATTAAACATTATTACTTTTGATTTCCATTCACTAGGCCATTTTTGTTTTGCATAAGTTCCAAAGTGAAACAAAACATTATTACGACCACCCTCACTTACTTTATTCAATGATAAAGTTTCTATACAAGGTGGTGCATCGCTATATTCTGATTGTGGTCTTTCTACTTTTATTGTGTCAACATTTATTACTTTTGTATCTTCATACAAATTAAAAAAACCATCTAGTGTAGCAGCTTCTCCATTTTTATCAAAAGCATATCTTGTTGTTTGATCACCATTAAAGTATGGTAAATTTAAAAAATTTCCTGTATCATCTTGCGATTTTAATTCTGTTTGTTTTGGAAAAACCTCTGACCCTGCGTATCCCAACACAGCTTTTATCTCTGTTAGTTTATCTTGCATAGATTTTGCTGAAACATAATCTTCTGTGAATAAAAATACATGCGCACCACCTGATTTAGATCTAAAGACTATTAGTGGTAAATTAAATTTTTGAATTTTGTTTAGTAATTGTTTATGATCAAACCCTGCATAAGAGTCTATATCAATGCAACCCCATTTGCATTTGTTTTCATCGTTGATTGGTATTACACCTAAACTTTCTTTACCCTCTAAATGCTTTTGCCACAACTCATCTGTGACGGGTTCTCTTTTTACAAATGACTTGCCTTTTATTTTTGTTCCGTTGCTAATAGATTCTGTAACTTTTGTGACACCATGCGCACGATCTAAGCCTTCAAATATATTTTTAAACTTATCAATCATATATTAAAAGTGGGCGCTTCCACTCTCGCATCCACGCCCACTACCTAGGATCTGGTTAGTATGAGTGTTTTGAATCTGAGCTATCGTTACCGTGTTTCGGCTCTATCTCACCTTTACCTACACTGACTGCAAAAGTTTTTGCCATGTCGTACATACTCTTGTCGTCGACCGCTCCAACTTTTGTTACGTCCCATCCAAACCATGTACCTTTGTCGTTAGACATCTGTACAGTCTTTAGATTGTAAATGTGGCTATATGTTGGCGGAGTAAAAAGTCCATTTTTACCCTGCATTTTTATACCCATCATCATCGAGTTCCATTTACGACTCACTTTTAATTGTGTGCCTTTCATAGAAATCAATCCTGTTTGTGGGATTTTACCTAAAGCTAACACAAAGTGTTGAGCAGTGTTATCAAGATAGTTACCGTTTGGTAATCTATCTTTGTAGTCTTTACCTCTTGTGGTTTGACTAACAATATCACTATCAGCTTCGTGTATCGCTACAGGTGCACCAGTGCTGGTACCTCTGTCCTGCCACTCAATGTACTGTCTTTTGTAATGACAAGGTATTACTTTCAACTCATCAAACAATTCATTGGTAACAGTGTTTATTATTCTGCCAGGTTCTGCGCCCTCGACATACTTAGCATCTCTCTTATTTACTTCTGGAGAGAGCTGTCCCAAAACTTTAAAGAAAGGTAACGCAAGATCTTCTTGCGACATGTTTTGAGCACCTTGATTTGCATCAGCTTCAAATAAGTTCGCTGCTAATGCTCCTTCTTTTTTTGTTGCTACTTGGTTCATTTTTATTTGTTCCTTTTTATTGTTGTTTTATTCTCCGAGAAAACCCCGAAGATTTCCGTTGGCATGTCTTTACCTGCCTCAATACGCTCACGGACTAACGCTTTCAGAGTCATGGGCTCAACCTTCATCTTTTGTGTCGGTTGAAACCCTTGACCCTTCGCAAGTTCGGCATAATTAGCCGCCTTGTTATCTTCGTTACGACCAAACGATACGGAGATCTCATTTTTAATTATATCGCCTAGTCCATTGTTACGAAGCCAGTTAAACGCCGCTTCCTTATTAGCTTCACTTATGTGTGCCTTATACGACGTAGAAACTTTTAGATGTGATCCATCATGCAGTTTTAATTCTGCAAGACCCATCTCAGCCATCATAGTTGGTATTACTTCACCAGATATGTGATCTCGTTTCTTTTTTAATTCTTTTAATTTTTCTTCTGTTGAATCTATATCAGATGCAACACCTTCCAATCTTTCAACTTGATCCGCAAGAGATTGCACATTAAATGTTTTTTTCATTACATCTTGTTGATCTGCTTCAAAATCTGAAAACTTTACTACATTTTTAACGCTCATTTATTTCGCCTTTCTCATATAAGTTAATTTCAATAGGATAATATTTTTTTTCTTGTTTGTCCCATTTCAGCAGTTTAAACTTACCGCCTGTAATATCAGATGCAATAGAGCATGCAACACCAATTATCGCTGGATCACCTGTAAGTAGTAAATAATCATCAGATGTAAAATTTTTTAAACCTTGTCTTAATTTATAAATAAGAGGACCAGGAGAAAAAATCATCTGTGAAAATTCCGGTAATAAAAAAATAAATTTACCCGACGAAGAATAACTAGACGCTCCCATAATATTTATTTTAGGATTGCCTGACTTCGTTCCAGCAATTTCTTGTATTACATAAACTTTTCTTTCTGACATTATTGACAAACTATATAACATCTATTATATTATTGTCAATAGAAAGATGAATTACAAATTTAAAACCAAACCTTTTAAGCATCAAATGACTGCTTTAGAAAAGTCATGGAATAAAGAAACGTACGCATATTTTATGGAAATGGGTACGGGTAAAACGAAAGTATTAATAGATAATATGTCCATGCTTTATGATAAAGGTAAGATAGATGGTGCATTAATTGTAGCTCCCAAAGGTGTTATAAAAACTTGGTATGAACAAGAACTTCCTACACACTTACCTAATCACATAGAAAATGTGACGGTATTGTGGCAGCCAAATATTACAAAGAAACAACAAGAAAAATTAGAAAGTTTATTTGAAATAGAAACAGCTTTTCACATTTTAATTATGAATGTTGAAGCTTTCTCCACAGACAAAGGTGTTAAGTTTGCATCTAAATTTTTAAACTCACATAAAACTTTGATGGCGATTGATGAGTCCACTACAATTAAAACACCCACAGCTAAAAGAACTAAAAATATTATTGGTCTTGGCAAGATAGCAAAATATAAACGTATAATGACAGGATCTCCTGTTACAAAAAATCCATTGGATCTTTACACACAATGTGAATTTTTAGATCCATACCTTTTAGATTTTACATCATACTACGCGTTTCGTAATAGGTATGCAGAAATGAAAACTATGCATCTTCGTGGCAGATCAATACAAGTTGTTGATGAGTTTAAAAATTTATCTGAATTGTCGGAATCATTAAGTGCTTTTTCTTATCGTGTTTTAAAAGAAGATTGTTTAGATTTACCACCTAAAAACTGGACTAAAAGACACATAGTTCTCACAGCAGACCAAAGAAAAGTTTATGATCAAATGAAAAAACAAGCCATTGCAATTTTAAATGGTAAAGTTACGTCTACCATGACCGTGTTGACTCAACTCATGAGACTACACCAAATAACTTGTGGTCACTTTACAGCTGACGATGGTTCTATTCAATTAATTAAAAATAATAGAATAACTGAGTTAATGAATATTCTTGGTGAAATGAATGGCAAAGCTATTATATGGGCTAATTATCAAAAAGACGTTAATGAAATTATAAAAAATATTATTAAAGAATATGGTCCAGGGTCCGTGGTTGATTATTATGGATTAACACCTCAAGATGAGAGACAGGATAACATACGTAAATTTCAAAATGGTAGTGAGTGTAGGTTTTTAGTTGGCACACCACAAACAGGTGGTTATGGTATTACACTTACTAAAGCCAATACAGTTATTTATTATTCTAATGGTTACGACCTAGAAAAGAGACTACAATCAGAAGACAGAGCACATAGAATAGGACAAAAGAAAACAGTTACTTATGTCGATATAATTTGTGAGGACACCGTTGACGAAAAAATTGTAAAGGCTCTAAGAGATAAAATAAATATTGCATCTGAAGTATTGGGTGAAGATTTAAGGACTTGGATTTAAAATATATCTTTCGCTGAACCAAGTATAGGTTTGTATTTTGTTTTACCTTCGGATTTATATGCATGTAAGAAAGATGCACGTCTGCCTTCAGGTATCCAGCTGCAGTGGATCCAGCCCGAGTTGGGTTCGCCGGGAGTGTAGAACTCAAGGATCATTTGATCCGGTTCAAGATTATTTTTAATCCAATCAAAAAGTTCAACGTTATCTACGCCAACACATTCGAA